AAGTACTGTCCACGTCTCTGACCTGCTGGTGAGAACCATGGTGCAGCATTTGCATCTGTAGCTGCCATAACACCAGCTGTTGTAGAAGCAGCAGGAATAAAGACATATTGGTCGTTAAATTTGTCGTATACTTTTAAGTAGTTATTATCTACAACAATGTATGATGAACTGTTAAATCCAGCTGCTGTTGTTACAGAAGATGCTACAGGAGTTGAGTTATTAACTACTGCTGCTCTGTCTGGTGATGTTACTACGATACAATCTTTTCTAGTTACTCCAGCAATACCTGCTAGATCGTTTACAACTGTTGCTTGATCAGATGCGTTAGCCATACCTGGTGCAATTAAGAAGTCAACTTGGATTGTGTCTGTATCTTGATAAAGATCAAATCCTGTTGCTACTTCAGCTGTTGTTAGTGCTGCAGAATCTGCACCACCTGTTAATGATTTAGAAATCGCTGCGCTTGGGTTACCGAATGCTGTACCAGACGCTGCTGTACCTGCATTTGACATTGTGGCTAGATCGCCATCCCAATGTGCTAACCATACATACTCTGATGCGCTATTAACTACATCTGCTGCATAGTTGTTTGTTCCATCAGCTGCTTTAGCGTCAGAAGCCATAGATACGAAAGCGAATCTTTCTAGAACAGTACCAACTGTACCTGAAATTTCTCCATCCTCGTCTACTACAACGATGTGACACTCATCATTTGATCCGCCTCGTGCAGATGCATATGCTGATGTTCCTGGAGCTGCGTCAAACTCACCTTTGTAAGCCCAAGCCGCGAAGCCTGCTGCTGTACAAATTTCTGCTTTAAGTGAGTTACCTAATGCTCCAGCCCATTTACCGATCCATGCTCCAACGTTTGTATCGCCTGAGTCTGCACCGAATGCGCTTTTAACTTCATCCCAATGATCTTTGTTGTTAACGTTAGTTACAACTGTTGTGGATGATGTTGCGTTTTTAGCTGCTGATGTAAGTTCGCGTACGACGAACATAGCAGAAGAATATCTTAAGAATTGTGCTGCTGACAAAAAGTCTACAGCGCCTGTTGTTGTTGGGGATCCAAACTTTTCGGCAAGCGTAGCTTCTGTATCAACCAGTGTAGCTTTCTTGGCGGGACCCCATCGAAAATTCCCTACGAAGGCACCAGTAGTAGATTGGACATTTGGGACGAAACCCGAAAGGTCTACTTCTTTTACTGTTATCGCAGGAGATTCAGAGGGACTAAATGCTGCCATTTCTCTTTTCCTTTTGAGTTAATGATAAGATGTCATGATAAGGATGTTCAATTACCGTTATTTATAATCTTTTTATTCTCAGTAATATTCCTCTACCCATGGCTTACCTCTACCGATATTCCATGGATCATCTGGTTCTGGTTCAGGAGTATCAGCTAAACCATCATCATGATAACCCCAATCAAGGATATCATTCTCTATTTCACTCATTCTTTGTTTAAACATCATTTCTTTCATAGATATGTCTGTCATATCCATAAACCTATCACCAAGAGTAAAGTATCCAAACATTACTAGATTCATCATTAGATCATCATGATTACCATCAGATGCTTCGTATGACTGACCTTTAGCAACGAATGTAGACATCTCAATAATAGTATCTTGATCATGTATAGTAAGCTTTCTACTCTCTACTATGTCTTTGATTGTAGAACAACCAAGACGTTTAACTTTCTTATTCATCATAACACCTAGTCCATTTGCTTTCAAAGCAGACTCTAGATGTAAGTTCTCATACTCTAGTTCATGATACAATCCGTTACATACAATTGTACCCTGATCATTATTCTCTACTACAACATAAGCTTCGTTATAATTAAAACAGTACTTATATATTATATTAGGAAACAATAAAGGTGATATACGATTGTTCTTATATACACATACCTGCTCAAATGGTGATACAGATACGTCTATAATATTAAATGTACTATAGTCTCCTCCAACACCCTTTGCAACATCAACAGTACAAATATAGTTATGATCTTTCTCTGGTTCTTTATATACTAAGAGGTTTCCACCCTCTAGTACTTTAATAGGATCTTTAGCCCTAAGCTCCATAAGGATAGAGCCGTCTATGAGTGTGTCTCCAGTGCCAAAGAAGGTATTACCAAACTCTTGATCGAATTGCAAGAGAGAAGTGTTAGCTATAGTCTGTTGTTTCCATTCCTCGCCACGTCCTGGAACATCCCACCAATCAACTCTAAAAGGTACATAATCGTTTGTACCCTGTACAGCACCTTCCCAAGGCTTATGAAACATATTACCAACACCATTAGCAGTAGATGTAATAATAACTTTAGTATTAGTACCAGATGAAATAACTGGATATGTAGATGTATAGAATGTAGCAGCATCATCAACGAACGCAAACTCGTCTAAGTATAGAAGGTTAACAGACATACCACGGATAGATGATCCTGAAGTAGCTGCAGCAACGATACGAGAGTTGTTACTAAACTCTATTGATTTCTTATTGAGTGATTTACATCCTGGTTGTAGATAGAACGGTAGATTCTCTAACATAAGAATAACTCTACCAAGCATCTCCATAGACGTTGCGCCTTTGTTAGCTAAGATAGCAACAACCTTCTCAGGATGAAACACAGCAAACCAAAGTATATAAGCAACAGATGATATAGACTTACCAGACTGTCTACAAGCTAGAACAATAGAGAAACGTTCATTAGTAAAGTGTTCAAACATCTTACTCTGATAGTCATAGAGCTCAAAGTTAACCAACCCTTTGTCAAGGTGAATAATCTTACAGAATTTTGATGCAAAGTAAGAAGGATCTTTCATACACTTCTTGTATTCTTCTACTTCGAATACAATGAACTGTGTAGTTACTCCGTCACGTTTTACATTAGGGTTACCTAAATATGTATCATTCATCTTCGTGTTCTATTGCTTCCACATCTTTCATCAACATACGTTGCAGATCAGTAGTTGATCCGACAAAAACATTATTATTAGTTGTTGGAAGAGCAGGAACTTCTTTCTTTTCCATATCATGTTTCTTCTTATGAAGATCCATTAACGAGCCGTTTATATCGCCTACGTTTTTCATCATACCTGATAGCACTTCGAATGCTCTTGGATGTTCTGTAGCACGAGCTACTTCCATCATATCTTCTAAAGCCTCAGAGCCTTTGGCTAGCAGGTCATGATAGATCTGTCTAGAATATTCAAAGTCATTATCTTTATTATCATTCGAGCTCATAGTTATATACTTCCGAGAATCCATAATCACTGTCTGCACTAACACCAGCAGGTGTAGGAGTTATTGTAATAGTTAAGTAGTCACTGTCAGCAGTACCAATATCATCTAAATCAATCTTAGGTATAGCCTTTGTAATAACATTCTTATCAGCAATAGGTCCGTAGAAGTTTGCTTTCATTTCGAATGTAAGAGTATATATAATAGTTCTTCTGGTTGCAACATCACCTTCAAAGTCATCAGCAAAGTCAACTGATTGTAAAGTGATAGGTACATCTTCTTTTAGATCTGGATAAGCACTAATAGGAGACATAGTAAGGTTATACTGAGGAGCAAAGTAAGGCATAATCTGCTCTACTATCTGTAATGCATCATCCTGAGTCTTAGCATACACGTTTAACTGAAACGTTATGTTATATGGTACATAAGCATTAATTTTTGCTCTTTGTGCTGCAGTAGAACCTGTTTGCATAAAGTTAGAAGTCTTTTGCAATTGTCTTGTAGGATCATATGTATAAGATACAATCTCAAAAGACATTCTAGGAAGCTTAAGTGCTACTCGTTGGCCTGAAGCCAAGTCAGCCTGCTCTCTAATACGATCTAAGAACTTATTCTTAGGAGCATATGATAGAGGAACCTTTATAGTACTAATACCAGCACCCGAAGAATTCTTTCTTAGCACGTAAATATCATTAAATACCTTACCAAAGATGGCAACAGATCTTCTTACTCGTTCATGATAGAAATAATTACCAAACATTAGCTAGGATCTCCAAATGGGTTCGATTCACTAAAGTCTAAGAAGTCAGTTAGAGTATCAAAGTATTCGTTTTGTTCATTAGCAGATGATTGAATATCCTCACTAACTCCAGATACAACCGCACCTTTAGATGTAGTTCTGTCCACAACAGCTCTACTTAAATTCGGTAGATGGAACTTACCATCACTTGCACCAAAGCTAATTAATTTTAAGATTTTAGTGTCTGGATTAAATTCAGCAACTTCACCAGACAGTATAGTTCCGTCTGATAGAGTTTGATCAACCATTTCACCGATAGTGTATTCAACCCCTAATGGAGCAGCTATTGTTACAGTTGGAGCACTAACATAAGAAGCTCCTCCAGCAGTTACATTAATACCTGTTATAGTACCAGTTCCATCAATCACTGCAGTAGCTGTAGCGTCTCCTGCAACTGTTACTACTGGTGCAGCTGTATATCCAAATCCAGCTCCTGTAACAGCTATACTTGATACAGAACCACCTGTTAAAGTAGCTGTAGCTGTAGCAGTGGTTTTTGTTGTATTCATTGTTAGATAATATGCATATGCATAATCATCTTGAATGTCATCTATAACATCTACATTAGTGTCAAAGTCTTCATCATTGTATTCGAAGAGCTCACAGCGTAGTTTATATGTTGGTAAGTTTTGTAACTGATAGAACGGCTGTTCATGTTCAACATGAGTGATCTGAAACAGTTTAGATGAGAATGGAATATAAAGTAAATCACCTTCGGCAGGTCGTGCAATTGTGATCTCATTATCGTGTCTATGAATTGTCTGATTCCATCTTCGACGTGAAACAAC